GCGAATATCAAGCAATTTTTTATCATATAATACCAACATTATCGCCATATAATGTTGGCGATAGAATATTACAAATACAGTTGAGAAATAGAAAAAACATAAATTTTATTGAAGCCGAAGAACTTTCCAAAACAACACGTGGTGAAGGGGGATTCGGACATACAGGAAAATGACATGGAAGAATTTGATTTAAAAGAAGTTAATCCAAAAGAACTTTTTGGAGAGCAAGAACCTAACGTTTATTTGTATAATAATCATAAAAATAATGTTGTAATCACATCAGGCATGAAATGGTATACAAGACTGTGGTATTTAATCAGTAATCCATTTGTCTATCTTTTTACAGGAAAAATACGTTATTAAATATGGAAAATTGGAATTATCAAAACCCCGCAAATGACCCAACAGCACAGGCTGATTGGAATCAAACACTTGTTACAAAATTTAATAAAATTGTAGCAGAAAATAACATGGAAATGCGTCCAGTGCATATTTACGCACCAATAAAATTTAAATCGTTATTTAAAACTTTAGTGTTTTATAATGATGAGGAACTAACAATCGGTGATAAATATGTTGTTTCTTATATGAATGAAAACAATAATATTGTTAATATTGGGCAAGAAGAAATGGAAATCATAAATTATTAATAATTTTATTTAAAACAATTTGATTATGAAGGGTACAACTGGAATCAAAATTAGAAGAGAAGGTGCAAAGCAGAGACTTGAAGCACAACTCAAAAGTAACGTGAAACGTGAAAAAGTTAATGGTAAAACAACCGATAATTTTATACCATTAACAACTGGCGATATTGCACGCATTAATCGTGAACTTGATGCAATAAACAATCCAAAGAAAAAATAAAATATTATGAAAGAATTATTTAAAAGACAGTTAGAGGAAAATAATCTTGTAACTGAAGAAATGTTGAAAAATATAAAAATCAAAACCTATAAAAATGGTAATGAAATTAAAATTGGTGATAAAGTTCTATATGCATTACTTACAGATATGTCTGAAGAGCAAATAAAAGCAAAAACCTATTTTTCCGACATTCCAATGGAAAGAAAAGAAGAACCCCATGAAATTTCGCTTGAATTAATCACATTAAATGAAAATCAATTCGATTTATATACTTATGATAATAGGCTTCAAGATAAAACAAACAAAAAAAGTTTACCAATTATTCGATTAAAATAGTGATAAATAATGAAAGACAAAATTATAATCATTAGTTGCGAATTAAAAAACGCAAAAGATGATATTTTGATTGAAAAGAATGATGACCCGGTATTAATCCGGGCAATGAATGAGTTTGGTAAAGGATTGAAAAAAAATAATATTGAGATTTGGGAACAACATGATAATATCATCATTGCTGAAGACGGTTATTATCTTGCAATTTATCCCGATAGAATAAAAGAAGTTGTTAAATGAAACAATACTTAGACGTATTACATGATATCCTCGCCAATGGCAGAGAGAAGGAATCTGGCAGAGCCAATATGCCAAATACTATTGGTTTATCACGTGCAACCATTTTAATGGAAGACATATATGTAAATTTTCCATTACTCACAACCAAGAAAATGTTCTGGAAAGGAATTGTTGAAGAACTTTTATGGTTTTTACGTGGAGAAACAAACATAAAACCACTTGTTGATAAAGGTGTGAATATTTGGAATGGTGATGCTTATCGTTGGTATAAAGACCATTATGTACCATTGGGTGCACCGCCAATGACAATGGAAGAATTTCTTGAAATGGTAAAAGCAGGTCAAAGTGTAACTGTAAGTGACCCACAAAATCCACATCCATATGATAAATATAAAAATTATTATTATGGTGACTTGGATAAAGTTTACGGCTATCAATGGCGTAATCAAAATGGTGTTGACCAAATCAAGGATATTTATGAAGATTTGAAGAAAAATCCATACGGAAGGTATAAAATATTGGATGCATGGAACAAAAAAGACTTTCCTGAAATGGCTTTACCGCCTTGTCATTTGCTTTATCAGTTTATTGTGAGACCGATGACAATAGTGGAAAGATTGGAATTCTATGAGCCAGAACGATTAACTTTTGATGAATCCGAAGAAAGACACGAATATTTAGATGCATTAAATGTCCCAAAATATTTTCTTGATATGAATATGTATCAGCGTAGTTGTGATACGTTTCTTGGTGTTCCATTTAATCTTGCTTCAATGTCACTATTACTTCTGATTATGGCAAAAGCCGTTGGAATGGTTGCTGGTGATGCGTTTTGGATTGGTGGTGATACACATTTATATGTTAATCATATTCCAATGGTTAATGAGCAATTGTCAAGAGAACCAAAAGATTTGCCACGAATAGTAGTAAAGAAAGAACTCAATTCATTTGAAGACATATTGACATTAAAATATGAAGATTTTGAGTTGATTGGATATAATGACCCACATCCTGCAATTAAGGCTGAGTTATTTACCGGATTCAAAAAATTATAACTTTTGAATGATTATATTATACATAGCAATTGGTTTTTTAGCAATAATCGTATTGTTGCAAGCAATGGCATTGTATTATTTTGTCAGAAAAAGTACATATATTTCTGACAAGGAAAAAGAATTTATTACATTTGTGATTGATATTTTTTCTGAATACGGTGATGATTTGGGTATACAATCCAAAGACGAGCACGAAAAAATTGTTAAGGAACTTGATAAAATAAAAAAGAAACACTTACGAAAATGAGAAAACTCGAACAAATTATTGAATGGTATCCAGATGAAGAATTTCTTTCTGCTGATGGGTTTGAAGAAGCACTGATTGGTGTTGCATACGATAAAATAAAAGGCACGCATGTGCTTGTTTATTCCAGAATGAAATGTATTGAAATTCTCATTGAAAGGGATAAAATGAGCAAAGAAGAAGCTGAAGAATATTTCGATTTCAATGTAGAAGGTGCGTACATGGGTGAAAAAACCCCAATATATGTTGATGATTTAATGTTCTTTGAGGAATAAAAAAACAATAAAAATAGGGGGGTCGTGAAAACGACCCTTCCCTTTTTATTGTTTAATTTGACGTGATTTCTAATTAAAGAACTTTAACTGTCATTTCTTCGTTTGAAACCAAAATTGCTGCCAATGCTGCTGCAATAGCTGCTGCATCTGTAAGACCAGTTTCGTTTACGCCTGTTCTAAGGAACAATCTAAGAGTTTTCTGTGTTAACATAGCTTTATTGTTTTAATGTAATGTTATTTTTAATATAAATACTGAAAAGAACTTAAACCACCGGAATAAAAGTTAATTTCCTTTCGTTTCACTTAAAAAAGGAACAACGTCCTCTTTTACAGGTATTCCAACAACAACTTTCCAATATGGTTTAAAGCCACCAATTGTTTTTTTGGTTTCATCGGTTACATTATTGGCACTTTCCACTTCATAATACCTGCTCTTTTCTCCGCTCATGTTGTATTCAATAATATCACCCCTGTCAATTTCGATTTGTTTTTCTTCCAATTCTTTAAGATAAATTCCAAATCTTATATTTCCTGCATCATCACGTGCAATACCACCCGGATTCCCACCATAATTTTCTTGTTTACCGTCTTCAACAGTAACCATAACCTTCAGTCTTACAGGGGCAAAAAACTTCTTGTCTTTAGTTTTGGTTTGACCATATAATGCGTGTGACTTAGATTCAATTATATTAATCTTGTGTAATATAACTTCCTGTGCATTATCTGTTTCGAGATAATTTCTACCGTACATTACATCCAAATCGAAAGAATTGTCAGTCATGAACAAACCCATTCTTTGACTTTCAAGGTCTATAAGTTGTTTTTTCTTTTTCATTAGTCAATTATTTTAAAACCTTCAACTTCAAGCGAATTTATCCCATCAACAAAACTTTGATATTGCCTGTCAATCGCCCAATCAGGTACATTTGACCTATCAACACCAGCTTCAATATCTTTTCTCACTCTTTGTTTTGCCACTTCCGGGTCAACACTAAATATTTTTGCAAATCCCTCAAATGGCTTATCTACATGAACTTTCATATAGTTCATAAGTCTTTTCCTATCTTCAGATTTTACATTTGTAGCATCAAGAATTACGTTTTTACCGTTATTTAGTGCATCGGCAACTCTTTGAAATGCAAGTGCCCAAACTTGTCCATTTTTTGTTTGGTCAGAAATATTTCCGGTTAATTCCCTGCGAATATCGTCAGGAGATACAACAACAGTGTTGGCATCAGTATTTGCCTTAATCCACGTAGACTTACCACTACCAGAAATACCAACAGGGAGAAGTAATTTTGGTTTCCTTTCAATTTCAACTTCGCCTATTATTTCGTTTGGTGAATATTTATCTTCATATTTAATTCTCCAATTATATAATTTCTGAATGCCCCTACTATTAACCACACCGATTTTATCGTCAATGTTTATATTTTTCTTAATTATTTCTTTGGCACGCTCTAAAGTAAACTTCATAACGCTTGGGTCACTGTGTTTAACTCGATAATCACATGTTCCAAAACTGTCTTTCATTACTCCACTCAAAGAAGTAATGAAACATTTTCCACCGTGACCTATTCTAAAAATTGCCCATGTGTTATCTTCAGGTGATTGGAATTCAGGATTAAGTTTTTCCATTACCTCAAAAAGTCGTTGTTTACTGTCTTTTTTCATATTAAATTGCTATAATTGGGAACATTGGCGGTTGGTAGCCACGTTCTTTGTTAACGTTTTCAGCTATTTTAGCACGAATCTCTGTCATATTTTCCTGACTTAATTTTTCCAACTGGTCAAGAATAATTTTTTCAGTATCTTCTTTTAATTTTGTTCCTTCTTCAAGCAAATGGCGATAATCCATTGTCAATTGCTTTTCAGTAACGCCAAGTTCACCACTGTAAAACCCTCTTATTCCACCAATAACAATTTTTACTTGCGCAATAAGAAGATTTCTTATTTGTTGTTGTGCAACATCATTCATTTTACCCCATTCCAAAACCTTTGTTGGCGGGTCTGATGGTAATCTGACAACATCACTGTTTTCTTCCATACATTTATCTCTATCGTTAATGTTTGTGTCATAATACCAATACCAAACTTTTCTACCAGCCATATGCTTACCCCATACACCTTGAATTTCATCACGTGAACCGGGTATTGGGTACAAATGTAATACTTTTTCTCCACTTGCCAAACCAGTAACACGATATGTTAATATTGATTGTAAAACTCTTTGCTTCATTCTTCTATCCTGTGCAGTTAAAAGAGTTGAAAATGTGGGTTGTACATACATTGCTGGACGACCAAGATATGACCAGCCAACCATGCCCGGACTCCAAGCATTTAATGCGAATGGGTCAACTAAGCCACCATCTATTTCTGGCGGTGTTTCCCACAAAACTTCATTAATTTCTCTACCAGCAGGTATAATATAATGCTGTGTATTTGCTTGTGTAACAATGAAATCACGCTTTAATTCCCAACCAGTTGCTGCAGGTGCGTTTGTTCCTAAACCAACTTGACGTGAATAAGCATATGTAAATGATTCCATATAATGATTTGATTTAGTTGTAAAAGCAGAAAGAAAATCGCTGCTTTCTTTACTTAAACCTTCAAGTCCAATCCATTGCTGTTGTATCAGCCAATTATTCACAATTGATGAATAATCTTCTATAACCATTTCAAGGTAAGAATCCATCATTTCATCCTTAATTTCAAATGGTCTGAGTGGATATCCCAACGCATGTTTAACCTTGAGATACAGTTTATTTTTATCAACAGTAGTTATTAATGCCATAATTATGCTTATTTCATATAAATACTAAAAAGTTTTTTTAAAAAATGGTTTGGTTCAATAGGAAATTTATGTATATTTGTCAATTAATTAACTCATAGTCAAAATGCTCAAAATTGAATACGAAATTGTTTTGAATAAATCGGGCAGACCTTGTATTGGATTAACAAATCAATATGAAGATAAACCTGAAGATAAGTTTTTTGCGCTTGAATTGACAAGATACGTTCTTGAAAATGTATATGCTCGTAGAAGCACACAATTTGACATGGAAACTGCCAAGCAAATTGACCAAGCAATTATACTACTTCAACAGGTTGGTGATGAAATAGCTGAGATTTTATGGCAAAACATGAAGTTTTTGGGAGATACATCATTGCTCTTTAATAAGACATATCATGTTCAAGTCAATACAATTGAAGAAAGAAACCAATTGGGTTTTGGTGGTATCTTGGCTGGTGATAAAATATATCTCAGGCAAGAAGGACTCAGGGTACTTGTTACCGATGAAATGAAAATATATGAATTAAAAGGGGGAATTGATAACGAAAATTGGAGCGAAATTATTACACAGAAAATTTGACACTATGACAAATAAGCCGACAGAAGAACAGGAAAGAATATTCTTGTTTGTTAAAAAAAGACCAGAAAATATTTTAATTAAAGCATATGCTGGTGCAGGAAAAACCACCACTATTGTTGAAGCAGTAAAATTGTTGCCAAAAGACAAAAATATTATGTTCTTGGCATTTAACAAACATATTCAGGAAGAACTTAAAACCAAATTACCCGAACATGTTCGCTGCTATACGACATATGGACTTGGAACTGCAGCGATTAAAAGAAAATACGGAGATAAAATACATTTTGATGAATTTAAAATCGATAAAATCATTCTTGCAAAATCAAAAAATTGGGATTTGCACGATGAATTTAAAAGTGATGAAGAAATACTTCTTTATCAAGATTCAATAAAAAAATTGGTTAATCTTTGTCGTCTAACATTAACATTAAAACCGGAATTCGTACCATATGTTGCCGAAAGATATGATATAAATATCAGTAAACCAAAGGATATAAAAAGAGTACTTAAAGTACTTGATGAAGCAACAAGCGATAGAAAAAGCTTCGATTATACCGATATGATTTATCTTCCAGCAGTTGATAATGGCATATGGATGTTTCCGCAGGATTATGTGTTTGTTGATGAGGTTCAAGATTTGAACAGATGCCAAATCAAAATAATAGAAAAGGTCTTGAAAAAAGACAGGGTGAGTGGAAAACTTACTGGCAGATTAATCACTGTCGGTGATTTTTTTCAAGGAATTTATGGATTTAATGCTGCCGATGAAAAATCATTTGAATGGTTCGAAAAATTTCCAAACACCAAAACATTACCACTTTCAGTATCATTCAGATGCTCACAAAATGTAATAAAAAAAGCACAGGAAATTGTGCCGGATATTAAAGCACTTCCTGATGCACCGGACGGTGAAGTAAGGGATGGCGATGTGCTTACTGAAGCGCAGAGTGGCGACTTTGTACTTTGCAGAACTACGATGCCACTGGTGAAACTATTTTTCGAATTTCTCACTCAGAGAAAAAAAGCAATTATTAAGGGTTCGGACATAGGAATACAACTTATTGACCTAATCGGTAAAATTAACAATCTTCCAAAACTCGTTAATTTCTGGGAAAATGAGTTGGCTGAATTTCGTAAAGAGTTAAAATCAAGTGGTGTTATTAATCCACGTGAGCATAGTGGATATGTGGCACTTGAAGATAAAGTAACAACTTTGTTATTCTTAGCAGGACTTTCGGACAGCGTGGAAGACCTTAAAAGTAAAATCAGAACAATTTTTACTGATGAAATACAGGGTATTTGTTTAAGTACCGTACACAAAATTAAAGGTTTGGAAGCAAATCGAGTATTTATAGTACGCCCGGACTTACTGCCAATGCAAAATACCAAATCTTGGCAATATATTCAAGAGAAGAATTTGGAATATGTGGCATATACAAGGGCAAAACTTGAATTAATTTTTGATAGAAATTGGACTGACGAATCTTAATATCTTATAATTATGGAATGGACAATTAAAATTGAAGGAAATGAAGTTGATTTGGTAAGTGAGAAAAAACTTCCAATACCAAATCAAAGAATAGTGGTAAAATATGACCCGCAAAAAGATGAAATCAAGTTCATGGGACAATATAAGCCACATAATAAAGAATGGACGGTTTTCAGTGAAGAATCATATTCAACAGAAATTGATTTGGAAAAGATTCAGGAATTATTGTATAGAACATACAATAAAATGCGTGAACGAGTGAAGGTGTATGAGAATATTGCAGAAGGATTTAATGTAATTAAATTGATTCAAATACCTGAAGAAGAAGAATAAAAAAAAGGGACTGAATTCAGTCCCTTTTTTACTTTATCGAGCATTGATTACTTCAAGTCGCCAATTCCGAAGGTTGTTAAACCATCGCAGAAAATTCTACCGTAGTAACGGTTAAGAACCATTTTCTTTGCATAACGAGTCATGATACCACGAATCGGTGTGAAATCGAATGGGTTGTACATAACCGGAGTCAACTGCATTGGTACATAAGGAGCATAAATGTAACCAGTCTCAAGGATTGATGTACCTTTATGTCCGATAAGTACTGTGTTTGCAGGAGCATACGGGTCACGGTATACGATGTAACGTCCGCTAAGTGTACCGATTTTTTCGATACCCATGTTGTACTTGTCCTGTTCAGGAGCAGCGTTGCTAACATGGAAGTATTCAAGGTCATCGAATACTGCACTTACTTCAGGAGATACAACTACCCATGAAGCACCACCACGAAGGGTAGCTTTGTGAATCTGTGCTGAAATCTGGTTAACTTTTGTTACCAATGTTTGATTCCAGTCTTTCTGAACACCGTAGTATCCAGTAGTCTGCTTACGAAGACCATTGTAGTCCCATCTTGTTGTCCAAGCAGCACCCCTTCTAAGGTCACGAAGGATTTCACGGTCAATTTCTGCAGCCATCTGTTCTGAAAGAAGAGCGGTTAACTCAGCTTCAGCGTCAATGTTGTGGAATGCACTAACGTCCTGTGCAAGTTCAGGTGTCCACATAGCACGCATTTTACGTGTTTCTACAGATACTGTAACTTGGTCAAGTACGAAAGTAACTTCAGCCATTTTTGAATCTTCTTCAAGGTCGCTGTATACCCTGTATGCATAGCTGAAAGTAGTTGCACTTGTAGCACCACTCAAAGCCTGATAGCCGTCAGTTCCCGGATATGTTAAGTCAGCTACTACAACAACATCGCCAGTTTTGCTAACGATACCCTGTCCGTATTTCTGAACTTTTACATTGAAAGGAATAACTGAACTTGCAGGAATTGAATCAGCAGCAGTAGGAGCATCCAAATTAGTGTCTGCGAAAATCCTCAAACCAGCAAGGAATGATTCGGTATCCAAAGGAACACCAGCAGGACCGATAAGTTTACCATCGTTTGATGTACTGAAACCAGAAATGGTTAAAGTAACGAATTTACCAGTTGTATCAAGAACTGCTGCGCAGTCACCTGTTATAACGGTAATTTCACCCTTTGAACGGTCAAACAATGAATAACCTTCGTCATTATATTCGGTTGCATAGAATGCATCGTATAATGAACGAGTTTCGAACTGAGTTCTTGCTGATAAAGCAAGGTCAGCAGCATTACCATAAGCACCATTAGGTGAAGTATGCTCAAGACCAGCCGGAGCAACCCTAACAGAAGTCTTAGGATTGATGAAGTACAACTTACCGATAGGCAAGTTTAAAGCCTGTACTGAAACGATGTCGTTTGCAAGCAATTTTGCAAATACCCTACGAATTACAGGGAATGCAACAGTTTCGAACTGACCTGAACTTGCAGAATCAGTTGATTCGTTAATCATGTAAGATAACTGGTTTTCGAAAAGCTGTGCGCAGTTCTCTTTTACGTTACCTTCAAGACCTTCCAACAAACCGATTTTTTCCCAACGGTTGGTTGTTATTTCTCTTTGTTCACGAAGTTGTTTTAATCCAATATTACCAACTTCGGCACTTTCCATTAAAAATCCCATTGTATTAATGTTTTATTTAATTACAAATTATTTTTTTTGCCTCTTTTCTCTATGGTTTCAATGATTCTCTTCATTTTATTGAGATGTTCATTGTTTTCATAGGCTGTTACTTCTTTTGCTTCATCAAGTTTCTGCTTTGAAGATGGAGCAACTGAGGCTGCTACTTTATCTTCAATAGCTTCAGTTAAAGTTTTCTTGCCTTCCTTCATTTCTGAAAGGACTGCTTTGTACTTCTTCTGTGATTCAGCAATACTATCAACCTTTTTAAATTCGTTGATAATCTTAATCTTATCTTCTTGAGTTAATGCCAATTCTTCATTTACCAAAAGGTTATTTACATGTGCCAAATTGGTATTGAAAACTGCCATTTCTTTCAATTGTGTGCGATACTTTTCAAGTGCCGTCTTATAGCTTTCAATCAAAGTTGTAGCTGACTTTTTGAATTTAATGGTTTCATTAACTTTCTTCGTCAACTTCTTGTTTTCATCGATTAAACCCTGAAGTTTTTTCGATTCTTTAATCGCTTCCGGTGACTGGTCTTTTTCGCCCTGACTCAAATATTCTTGTCCCGGCAATACTCTACCCGGCATTGGTCTCCTTTTTGCATAGGTTACACCATGTGCTTCATCAACTTCCTTTTCTGCACCCAATACTGCTTCAACGTCAGCATCGGTAATTGGAGCTTCTTCTTGTAAATCAGCAGGACTCATTTCATCCGGCTGCAATTGAAGTTCATCAATTAATTTTTCAGTAGGACCTTGATTGTGTAGAGCATCAATCTGACCATCACTACCAAATGTTTCCTGACCTGCAGCATGCATTTCATCAACTGGTTTGAATGAGTTAATCATTTCATCGATTTGATTTCTCATACTTACAAGCTGGTCGAATGCAACACCTTTATTGCCTTTATCCATATATGAAGGAGAAGAAGGTTCAGTAAAATCGGTAATTCTTTCATCAAGATTTTCCATATTTGCTATTTCTGCTTCAATCTCATCCATTGTAATGATTTCGTCTTCTTCACCAGCACCTTCTATTGCAGTGCCAACACTATCAACGCTTTGTCCTGTCATGTCAAGGTTTTCTGTTTGAAGTGGTTTCTGAGCTTTTTTTGCTTTTTCTTTGAATGGGTCGCCATCGCCAACAGTATCTGTAACTTTTACAGTTTCATCAACCATTTTTTCGCCTTTAGCTTTCTCATCGAATGGGTCGCCATCACCAACGGTATCAATGATTTTTACATCTTCTTCTACCTGTGCCACTTGTTTTGCTTTTTCTCCGAAGGGTTTACCTTCTCCTGCGGTTTCTTTTACGGCTTTTTTAGCCTCTTTTTCTTGTTTCATAACAGTATCATTATTTGATTCAACGTCATCTTTCGATTCTTTGCTTTCGTCTATTCTCTTATAAGACTCTTTGGTTGATTTATTTTTATTTAATTCTTCCTTTAATAGTTTATTGAATTTATCGGGAAATTCTTCCGCTAATTTCTTCTTAGCATTAGCTTCTGCAGCCTCTCTGATTGCATTATAATCAGTTAAAGCTTCTTTTACTATCGATTTTTTATCGTTTGCCATGTTCCTAAAATCTCGTGTCTAATACTATAATTTTTATATAAATACATCTTTTTCGCAAAAAAGTATTATTTTTAATAAAATTCTTGCAAATTCAAAATTTTATATTTATATTTTGGCACATAGAATCTGTCTTATAATAAGAACTTATCTATTGCTTTTATTATCTTACTTTCTTCTTCCTTAATCAATATTCCATTTTTGTTAACATACCCTTCTTCAAACTCCAACCCGCTTTGTTCTGGAAATAAATAAGCACCGGGTGTACTTGGTGTAGCAACTAAGTCAAAACCTATTAGTTCAAAATCGTTTTGAACCATATTTTCACCATTAACCTCTTTAAGTGTGCCAACACCACGTGAGGAAATACCTAATTTAATTTTGTTTTGTAAATAAAGAACAATCTTATCGCCAATAACCGAAACAACACCATATTTAATATATCCCGGAGATACGATAATTTTAAGCTGACCGAATAGCACATTACTTTGTTCACCCTTACCCCACCACATTTTCGTAATCATATGGGAGATGTTTTGAAGAGAAATTATTGATGAATCTGGATGGTCTGCTTCAGATACTGCACTATTTGTATCAACCAACTGTTGATATGATTGTACTTGAGGAACTAAAACGTCTTTAGGATAAACACGTCCATTCTTATTTTTTACACCCCACTTCTGCAGAATACAGTTAATTAATACGGGTTCGTTTGGTTTGAGTACAAATCCTTCACTTATCATAGTAGGATTTAAATCAGTATTAACATAGCCAGCATCGTGCTCAATCAAAATTCCAAATCCATATTCACCCGCTTGCAATATTCTACCTTCACTCAACCTAAATATCTTACTCATTTTGAACAGTCTTTAATATAAATAGTATTAATTATCGATTTGGTACAGTAATAACTGCTGGCTTTTCTTCATTACTTTTTTTTATTGGTTCTGATGCACTGATGTTCTCAATGAACATACGTGTTTCCATTTGAATTAGAAGTTTTTTGAGATTTTCATTAACTTCTTTAAGCTTTTCTATTTTGCCCATTGCCATATGACTTGAAATTATTATTCGGTTTTATTAAAAGATTCGAGGAATTCGTCAAACTTCTTCAATATTTTTATCGAATCAGCATGGTCTAATTTTTCCTTCAAATCCAAAAGATTAGATACTCCGTTCAACACATGCAATGTTTCTTTTTCAGATTCAATCCATTGACGGGTTCTTTCTTCTTCACGTTTAAGCATTTCCAGTCTCAATCTTTCCAATGTCTCGGCATGTTCTTTCCTGATATTATCAACCCTTGCAAGATATTGCTGCTGCAATGTCTTTACTTCAGCAGTTTTTAGCTTTATTGTTTTTATAAAGCTCAGAACTACGATAGCAAACACGATTGCCAATGCGACAAACAAATAGAAGAATGCATTGTAATACCAAATTGGATGCTGAATTTGTGCTAATATTGTATATAACATCACCATGAAATTTGTTTTATAATAAATACGAGAAAATATCCATTTTTCATTGCAGGGTATTTATATTTAAAATCAACGAAATGGCGAGTAATGTAAATTTAATTGACCCTAACGAAATCAACACCACAAACATGGGTAACGATAATGTGAATGCTATTCCACAATATCAGGATATGTATATTTTTGCTGAATTGAAAGCAAAAAGCAAAGCAAGAACAGTTATTGTTACAACAAATGATGGTAGCGTTAGTCAGGGAACATTAAAAACCGGACTTGAAAAACCAAGAGAAGTTAATTTAATGGGCGTAAATCAAAATGAGGGTGATAACAATCCGAATTATTTGAAATTCACCACCAATTATTATGATGGTAGCACTGGTTCATACACTCAATATGAAAGTTTTGGTATAAGTAATATTAAAATTGTTGTAAATTCCTCATATGTTCCACAAGTAAACATACAATTCGTTGATTTAAGGGGTTTGTCTTTCTTTAATCAAGAAGGTTCACCTTATAGAATATTATTTGATTTTCCACCGCCAATTTTTGAATTATCGATTAAAGGATATTATGGAAAAACTCTAAGGTATTTACTCCACTTGGTTAAATACACTTCGGAATTTCAATCAGATACCGGGAATTTCGTAATTGATGCACAATTTGTCGCCATGACATTTGCTCCATTAAGTGATGTGTTGTTTAGGTATGTAGTTAATGGTGCTTTGATGACAAATCCTCAAGTTGCAGTATCTCCTTCTACTGAAGCAGCACCTGCAAACACTTTTATGTTAATCACACAGTTAAAAAGCCTATATACTGCAGTTACAGATAAAGTTAAAACTGACAATGATAGCAAAGAATATGACAGAACGTTGCTAAGATTAAATGAGATTGATAATATGATGAGCATGTTGCAAGGATTCAGAGAAAACCCTGACTTGTCAGCATTAGGCACATCATATTTGGTGGTAAAAGAAGCAACACCATCACAATGGGAATCTTTTAATAGCTCTGATGATGCTGAAGAAAATCAACCAATAACACAATTAGATATATTATCGGACTATGATGAAAAAATCAAAGCAATTTCAACTGATGCTGTGCCTGAAAAAATGGAAGAAAGACTATATATTATAGTTCCAGTTCAATACAATTTTGAAAGTTTAGCACCAGCACTGTCTGGGAAAACTATTACAAATCAGCAATATATCAATAATACGAAAACTGCTTTTGAAAAATACGCAAAAAAATTAATTGAAAATGCTTCGAATACGCTGGGTATTATAAACACCACTCTCGAACCGACAATATCTAAAGCAGAATTTGACAATTATTATAGTGTTAAAGATAGAACGATTCTTGAAAAAACCACAAAATATGTGGGTATTGATATTACCGATTTTTATCTAATATTATATAAGGAAAAATTTAATTCAAATAAAAGAAGGGTTGACTTGTCAAATATTTTAACCACCAAAATTAACAATATGGTGTTTGAGAGACTTGGTATGATGCCAACCATATATAATATATTTAAAATCATTTTGGATGATGTGGATATATTTTTTGAAAGATTAAGAACCGTATCAAAAAAAGCAGAAAATGAACACCATATAAATGAAACTAACAAAAGAATTATCTTGGGCGATAGCTATAAAGACGTTACTGATAAAATATATGCATTTCCATTAATTGTCGATACTGAAAAAACAGTTTGTGGTGGAAACAAAGAAGAAAGAGTAGCACCTATAAGATTAAGCAAAAAAACATTAACTCCTTTTCCTGAAATGGAATTTGTTGATGACTTCATCCAAACATTTTTCACTCAAGCCAGATTAAATTATCTTGCCAACATGAGAGAAAACCAAAATGATGATGGTACTTATGAGTGGATTCCAATATCACCTTTCGACTCAAAGCTTGGAACAATCAATGCAAACAGTCCATATTACGATGTTGATAGTTTAACGTATAGGGTTAATACATCTGAAAGCAGTAAATTGGCACAGGTTTTAGAAATTGCATTGAAAAGATTTTATGTATTATCACAAAGTTCAATATCTAATGATTTCTATCCTACCACAACGAATAAAACAGTTAAATTGTCCGAATACGTGAAAATGTATGCCACATCTGAAGCAATTAATTTAGCATTGTCTGTGGCAAATTCAGATTATGGCGATAATATTAAATCATTTGCTGATAAGTATAGACAAAATGTTGGAGAGTTCTATAAGGAATTGGAAAAACAAGTGCCAACATGGTACGGCTTTTCTGATGATACTATTATCGCAATTAGTGGTGTAACAGGTGATGAACCAGCATATGTTAATAAAAATAATCCTGAGTATCTTGGCATTAATTTATATTATGATGATTTAAAGAAGCAAACAATCAATCAGAATTCTGAAAGACCGATTGATAAATTCAAAGCAGGTGTTCAAAAAAGTGGCTTTGCTGAATTTTTCAGTGGTCGTGATAAAGAAGTTTACTATCAGTTTACAGAACAAAACACATTATTTATTCTCGATAAAAAAATAGATAAAAAGGGCAATGATAAGAGTCAAAATATATTTGATGCTGATGGAAATAATATAATAACCAGATATTTGAGCAGTCCTACATTATTTGAAAGCATGAGATACTCGAACACTCCTTATATGACCTACTACGATTATCCTGTATTACTTAGTCAGGGAAACAAACGTTTTGCTTCACTGCCAACAGGTACTGTTAAAGCCAATTTAAAAAGATTTGAAAGTATTGTAGATGTGTGGTCAGAACAATTATCAAAAAGAATTTATATTAACAACACTTCACAATATTTTGATGATTTAATATACGATGATATCATCAAAACACCTTCAAAGTTAAGTGCATTATTTATATTATCCAATTTTGGTAACACATTAGGAGCATTCAACAAATATCCGAGTGATTTAAATTCACTGATATTTACAACACCTGCTGCAATTGAAGTTCCGAGATACCTACCACTATATCTTGGTGCGTTAATTGATGCATGTGAAGACAATTGGATTGATGACGTTATACAATATTTTACTGGTGGGACGGGTAAGTATTTCTACGATAGAGCAATTTTAATCTTTTGTGATTATTCTGATGTAAACAAATATCTTTCAACAAAAGACAAAGCAATTCTTCGTAATGCGTTTCTTGATTATTATAATTTTGGCAGTAATACTGGTGAGTATTATTTGAATCTGGTTCGTTTCCAACATTTATATGATGCTGTTAGTGGAAGCACCGGAAATAATAAAGAAAAAATATATAAAAGTCATTTAGACCCGGAAGATAACGCTAATGTTACGAAATATTATGGCTCTGTATTAAGACCATTGATTGAAAGAATGAATATAATTGTTTTCAGTCAGGATACGTTTGAAATGTCAACCGATTATCCGACAGCATATAAATCAATTAAGTCGCTTAATACAAATACGAGTAAAAAAGCTGTTAATGATGGATATTTCACTAAATTCTTGAATGAACTATTCAACCAAATTGAAAACAAAAAAGCTGATACGATAAAAAAAGAGAATGAGGATGAAAAGAAAAAGAATGATGAGGATATTATCACACAAACATATTACTCATTTAAAAACATAAATGATAAATGGTTAACAAATCCAACTAATTCGAAAGTCTGGGGATATCCGTTTAACAGAAACGACAAGAGATTAATTGATTCATTTGTTTTTGTTGACAGGGCAATGAATCCTGCTGGGGATACTATGCTTAATGCTGAAATACTTATAGAATTGCTTGATGACCCAAATATTAGTGTATATAGTGTATTGTCACAATTATTGTCATTAAATGGTTTTGAATTCTTCCCACTTCAAAACTTTATGATTGGACAGGGTGCATGGGAAGAATGCTTTAAAATTGATACAAGTGGCGTAATTGAAGATAGACCTGCGTTTGTGTGCATGTATGTTGGTGGTAGTGCAAATTATCCCACAACAGTCCAAAATGGATTTAAAAATGATGGTATTGAAGACTTAGCAAATACCGATGCGACAGATTTTTCAACTGAAGAATGCTCCCCTGACTCGAAAAAAGATAATCAATTGGCTGGGAATGATGAGGGTGAAGATAAATTTCCATATCGTACTGTTCGTGCATTTAAAGTAAGGTTTGGGGAACAAAACCAGTCGATGTTTACAAACATAAAAATTGATAGTAAAGAATATCCTGAAACAAATGAATCAATACAAATTCTTTCAAGATTGGCTGGTGATAATAAAGAACACGCAATACCGAAGGGACAAAACTTGTATAATCTATATGAAAACAGGTCATATAAAGCAACCATAATGGGATTGGGAAATGTTATGATTCAACCGACACAATATTTTCAATTAGAAAATGTGCCATTGTTTAATGGCGCATATATTATATTAAGTGTTGAACATGATATTACTGCAAATAAGATGACAACCACATTCTCAGGAACAAAAATATTAAAATACCCTGTTCCGAGAGTAAAAGACCCGTTGGCATTTATGGGTTATGATGGCGGTGAATCAAGAATGACCAGCACAAGAGAATTATCATCTGGACAGCTTGTTGCTGCAGCACAAGCAACAACTATGTCTAAAGCAAGATTGGCACAATTAAATTCAGTATATGGTGTTGACGTTTCAAAATGGCAAGGCGACCTTGATTGGAATGCACTGGCAAATCCAACATATGAAGATGACCCTAAACCAAAGTTTGCTTTAATTAAAGTAACTCAGGGTACAACAATTATAGATAAAAAAGCAAGTAAAAATGCAAATGGTGCAAAAGCTGAAGGGTTAAAGATTGGATATTATCACTACGCACAGCAATATACTGGAAGTGATATTGTGAACGATGCAAAGGCACAGGCACAATTCTTTTTAAATAATATAGCGACACTGCCAAAACCTGATTTTCCACTTGTTTTGGATATTGAAGATAATGAACCACAAAATAAACTTTGGGGTTTGATTAAAACAAACAACGATTTGTGGATTAATACTTTTGTTAGTGAACTAAAAGCAAATGGATATGATACGATTCTTTATAGCAACAAATATTTCTTCCAAGATAAAACGAGCAATAATTTTGGTTCAATTCCATTGTGGCATGCACAATATTTACTCACACCGGAAGTAAGTAATCCAAGTATTGCAAGTGGATGGAATGATTGGAAAATTTGGCAATTTAGTTCTCAGGGCAAGGTTAATGGATATGGTGGTGATGTGGATATTAACGCCATGAAAGAAAGCTTTTATAATAAATATGCATAAAAAGAAAATGCCCCGATTGGGGCATTTTTTATAAGAGTTCTTTTTTCAATTCATAGAGACTTATGATATCATCATCAACTTTTTGTCGATTATACGCCATTTCTTTAATTTTTTGAATAGCTTTTGCGATATTATCTTTTGTCATGTCTTTGTTTAAACCTTCTAATATTAACAGCGTATCGTTTTTAAAGGTTTCGAGCAAATCTTCTTTTTCTTTATCGTTTGAGTTAATTAATTTTTGAAGCAAATTCTTATCGTCTTCATTTAAAGATTCGTATTTCTCATTGAATTTATTTACTGCAATTTCAATAACCTCTTCATTTATCATGTTCAAATCAGCGTCTTCATTAACAATATTTCTTGATGATTTTACATGATTTAAAACAACTGTAAATGATTCGTGAATTGCATCAACATCAATTTTACTATTATCATTTAACGACTCAGTGATTAAACGGTCAATAGCTGAATATAACTCAACTCTTTTATCACCAATAGAAAGTTGAGTTTCAGAAACAAACGGTAATAATTTTTCACGTTCTTTGTCAATTTCTTGAATGGTGTAGACTTCAAATAATTTGATGTTGCTGTCAATGTAGCGAGTAGCAGCCAAATCATCTTCAATGTGTTTGTTTTCAAGATTGTTAAAAACATTGAATTCAAGCTGCAATATCGGTGAATTTTTCACGACACTGAAAAAATCCTGTGTTGCTTTCTTTGATTCCTCAATTAAAGTATTACTAAAATAAGAATCTTTTAATTTGTTTGAAATCATCAAATTAACTATTCCTATATTCATGTTTTTCATATGACTTGGCTCAATTTAATATAAATACTCTAAATAATTATAAACGTTCTTGTTGTCACATTTCCCAATTCAGAATTATTTATCTTCTAAATCAAGATTTTCAATTTCTTCAAAGTCAACATCCACTCCGGTATCAATAGCACCATGCTGTGTGTTAATGCTTTCACCTACGTTAAGTAAAGTATCGATTTCATTAACCATCTCTAACGCTTTCTTATTCTGATTTTCAACGATTGCGTTATTTTCATTAATTACTTTCTTATGCTTTGCTGATTTTTTACGTTCGGGTTCTGCAGTTTCACCGCCAACCAATTTTTCAACGAGCTTGTTAAATTCATTAACACTCATTCTTCCTTTACCTTCAGCTAAAGGTGGTGCTCCACCAACAGGTGGTGCTGCTGCTTCAGGTGGCATACCGCCACCCATTTCTGGTGCTCCACCAGCAGGTGCTCCACCAACAGGTGGCATACCGCCACCAGCAGGTGCTCCACCGCCAGCAGGTGGCATTTCTCCACCCGGAGTAGTTGCACCCGTTTCAGCACCAATTGGCATTCCTTCAACTGGCTCACCATATCTTGCATCAATATCTGCAAATAAGCCAGTTTTCTTAATATTAACTGGAGAGTCTTGAAGTTCTTGCATGATGACTTTTTCCATTTTTTGTTGTTTCAAGTCATCAATAATTTCCTTATCACTCATATTCCACAACTTCCTCTTAGCATTGGTGTGTGACATTGCAGCAATACCACCTTCACCACGTGTTAATTCAGTATATGTTTGTGCTTTATCACGCATTAATTCAGACTTCATTTGTTCTGCCTGAAGCGAAGGATTGGTAAGCGTTAATTGGAAATTATTTAAATCATCACCAGTGTAACCCAATAAATATAAATGTATCATTGCCATTTTATTGAGTTCCTGAATTATTGCCTGTTGAATACGATTTACTTTTTTTGCAAAGCGGATGTCATATTGAGCCATATTTTTTCCCGCACCTGCAGCATCTTGGAATGATAAGAAAGGTTTCGGTATCCCAAGACCAGTAAATAAATTATCACGAAGGTATTCAATGTCATGTATTTGGTCAAGATTTTGTGCACCCGGAAGTGTTTCAATTCCTGTTTGAGTATTTGCATTTCTTACTGGTAAGAAATAATCTTCATCATTGCCAAGAATATTGAAGCGATAATCAATTTGACCATCGTTTGGTGAAACCTGTGCAATCTTTTTAAATTTGGTAGCAACCTTATAGATATAATCTTCAATATCGTCTTCATCAATATTTCCAACGTCAATTTTGAAAACTTTCTTCTCACCAGCACGAATAATACGATAGGTTAACATTGCATCTTCAGCCATTACAAGCTGACGAAAAACTCTACGTACTTTATTAAGTACTGATGAACCATATGGTAAATATTTATCATCACCAAGAAGCCTGAAATGAGCAATTTCAAAAACATTAAATTCATCACCAGTCATTCTTTCTCTAAATCTGACTGTTGGTTTACCATTTTGTATTCTTTCGAAACGTTCAATTTCATAATTCACTAATTGTTTTACGTGAGTAACACCTTTTTTACGTTCACCATAAAGCAACACAAAATTATCACCATATTTTACAGTATTTCTTACCCAAAACGGTAAGTTTACATTTACGTTAACAGTATCATAGAAAAATTCTTCCAACATAGTTTTAATTCTTTCTTTGTTGGAATATATGTTGAGCATTTTACCATTAAAGCCAATGGTTGTTGCTTCTTCCATAAATAAATCCAATGCACTTGAAATAATTGGATAGTATTCCATACCCTCATAATCAATATATGCCGGAAGTCTGGCTGCTTCATATTGTAGTGCTTTCTGGAAACCTCTATCAGTGGTTCTGAAAAATTTATTTTGAAGGTCTTTTTTTTGTTGTAACTCCAATCCCTTCCTCATTACTTCATCAGGACTACTACCTTTAATAATAACCTTTGGTGGTTGTTTTACTGGTGTGCTTTGCGAAATTGCAGGTTGCTGGTCTTGAAAACCAAAACCGTCCAGATTCAACATTTTATTAAGCTGTTGATATATAGTACCTTTTTTCTGTTCGTCAGCCATTTTTATAAATTTTTATATTTTTTTATAAATACTGCAGTTTTTCGGAAAAGACACGAAAAACTCATTTAAATATAAATACAATTTAATTTTTCTTTTTCTTATCCAATCCATTAAATAACCAAGAATGTGCGATATATGGATTTAATGGTGATGCGCTGCTTGGTGAAATCATTGGTCTGTTTTTTATGTCTTTCTTTTTTTCGATTTCTTTAATGTCATTTACAGTAACAATTGCATTAAGCATTTTTTCGGTCATGCTTTTACTTTGCTTGTATCTTGCCATATCAAAATTCAAAACATATAAACCAATTGACAATCCCATTATTGAATCATCGTGGAATGAACGTTTATGGTCAGCAACACGGTTTCCGGGAACAGTGACAAAAGTTTTCAATTCATTTAGTAATCTCACAGACCTAATTATCACATCTTCAAGATGAATAGCACGTTGCATCTCAAGTAATACTGAAGCACGGTTATTGCCAATAAAAAATCCGGGAATTAAATCAACAGTAACGACACTACCATCACTCAAAGTTTTTTGTCCTTTTTTAATATATCCTTGTAGTCTATCTCTCGATGGTTTATGTGTTACTTCAGCATAATGAATGCTTTCTTCAGGATAACCAAATTCAATTAGTTTTTCTACTGTTTGTACACCATAACCACCTGTAATATCAATTACACAATATGCATTATTATATCTTTTACCATACTGATATGCAATTTCAGCAAGCATTTGTGGTGTTATTTTACCATAATATTCGGCAACTTGTTCGCACAAATGTCTTTTTATTTTAACCTTCTTTACCTTATCGCCTTTAGTGATTATTTTTTCTTCAATAATTTCTTTTATTTTTAACATATTCATGGTTGAATTATCTTCACCATGTCCCGGTGATGCATCAAGTGCCATGATATAATTTTCACCCGGTAATGGGTCTTCCCAAACCCACAAATTTAAATCAGTGTATTCCTGACGAATTGGCGTTAATACTTCATTTTCTTGAATACGTTTAAGAAATTCTTCTGCAATGAAGTTATCTCCTGAACCCAAAAATGAGCATAAAAGTTCCTGTGCGATTTTACGCATGTCACCATTTGCATCACGTACTTCAGCTTCGAACCAAGGAGAACTTGCTTCCCAACCTTCGGTCATTAAATCAATGCGTTTTTTATAATCCCAATTTTCGTCAACTATTTTTATTTCATTTGATTTACCCTTATTTTTCAGCCAAACCAAATCTTTATTATATCTGGGGTCATTATACCACCAAAGTTCAACAGCTTTGAAGTTATTTTCTTTGCTTCTTGCACCCATGAATGTTTTATAGAATACTGCATCAAGACCAGAAGGAGTACTTACGAAAATAGCTGCACCACCAGTCTGAAGTGTAGGTTTTGCAGATGTCCAGAACTTATCACCTTTTTCTGTCCATGCAACCTCATCCCAGAATAATAATGTTGGCGTATAACCACGAAGACCTTTTGATGAGAAAGCACCCAATTTTGAATTGTTATCATAAATTTTCATTTTCTGGGTGTCTTTCAAATTCTTCTCACTATTTCTTCCGGTTTTCGGTCTAAGCCAACTTGGGCAACTTTCAATAAAGTCAACAACGTCAGCCATCATTTCGTCACGTG